TTTACCACCACGAGCATCAACTTGTTCTGCGGTTTGCTCAATAGTAGAAACCTTTAAAGTATCAAGAAACAGCACTGGGGCGCCCGGAGTACCATCGGGGTTGATCTTATAGAATGTCACGTCAGCAACTTCTTTGATACCATAACGATCTAAAATACTAGCCATTTAAAATGACCTCCTATATATTATAAATCTTCTATATTTCTAATCCAAAATTGCGGTTTAACTTTTTTGCTATCCGCCCCAGCAAGTAAAGACTATATATCAATAGCATATTTATCTTTTTCTTGATAATATCTCATAAGAACTGATATCGCGGCCTAGCTTAACTCTCCGACATTAAGTGGAGTTATACCCAAACCCATACAACAAATTGATGCTAAAGTTGAGCCTAAAGTTAAATTATTTTTAGACTTTGCTTTAACTCTATCACGTAAACGAGCTTTGGCTTTAAAATACTTTATTTTTGGATTTTCATCTGGATTATATGGCTCAGCTTCTTTTTCACCAATTGCTCTCCGCAAAGTATTTTGAAAATCAAAATAGTCATCTTTTCTTATAATTCGTAGCTAATCAATTGATTTTATTTTCGGTAAATCTTCTTTTAAATTACCAACTACAATCATCTACTAATCTGCCAACAATAATACTGGCTCATGCAAAAAAAACTGAAAACCTTCTACCACAATTTTTTTAATACGAATATCACTTGCCAACTAAAATAAATATGTCATTGGATCTGGAACATCTGTCATTGGAAGTTTATTCTCTGTAAACTCGTCTTCTATATCTTCTTGTGTCATTAAAAATAACTTTCGATATACTGGATAATTCTCTTCAGTTAAAATTTCTTGGATTTTAGGTGGATATATTTTACAAATTGATTTAAATCTAATTGGTAAGCCAAGAAAAGCGCTACTATCAATCATAACTTGTTATATAATAAACCATTTCATAACTAACTATTTCGTCAGTTAAGAAATTAATCTAAAAATCTCCACCACGCATTTTTCCAAGACCATTTATAACTTTATTATTTAAACTTTTATGAACTTCTCCCATAATTGCGAAAGGCCGCAAATTAGAATCTTTAATAAACCATTGAGTTAATGGAACAAAAACTTCTATATTAATTTCAAAGTCTCTAAACTCATCATTTTCTATGTTATTGCGACCACGCACTACACGTAAAGTAACCATACTTTGTGCAGTTTCTTTGTATCCAATACGAGGAACAATTTTAATTAATTTATTATAAATTTCATTTTTAATTTGTTCATCGGTTAAATCCTATTCATTTAAAGGGTCTTTACTTGTATAATAAACCAGCTTTAAGAGATTCTAATTAGTCTAAAGACGATTTATAATCTTCTATAAATTTAACCCCAAATCAGCTAAATTACGTGTAGCCATTATTTCACACCCCCATTAAACCAGAAGTAATCTTCATCATTATCTTCTTCTGTTTTTTCTGGCGGCGCACTCAAATCAAATTCATAAATAGGATCAACACTTACAAATTCCACTCCAGGAGTAGATTGAATGTCATAACCAGTTACTCGATAATATTCTTGTAACGGTTTTTCGCCAATAACAAAATAATCATCAATTCTTAAATTACCATTTGCTGGTAATACGAAAAAGCTAAGTTTTAAATTTTCTTCATATATAGTATCCATACGTGAACGAGATCTAATTTCATTCTTTAACATATTATCTTCTTGGCCATACATATAAGCATAAGATTCTTGTTCAGAACCATCACGCGCGGTCCACCGCAATAAATGCGTCATTTTTAATACTATATATCTATTATATCCACTTGCTTTTATATTCTCAAGATAATAAATCATCCAAGGTACTTCAATATTATCTTTATTAGTTAACATTAAGATCGTACCATTTGGTATATTTAAATCAATATTTGTTAATAAATATTGCCGAGTTTCACTATTATCTTGTTTATTTCTTTCTAAACTGCCAGCATAATGCTAACCTTCATACATAAAATCAACTCGATAAATTGATTTTAATAAATATAAATCAAATAAGTGTTCTCGTTCTCCCTAAATACGAGACTAATAATCAGTTCCAAAGCGATTTAAACGTAATTTATAAATATCAAAATAACTCATAATTTTGATAATAAACTCATACAATCAAAGACTGTACTTCTAAAATAATTATAACTTAAATAACGAAGTGAAGAAACTTTTGTATATAATTTATAATAATCAATTGTTTTATGATCTTCTGGATATGACATAAGTTCAATCAAGATAGAATTAAGAAACTTTTCCCATTCTCCACCTTTCTCATACTCACATAATACTCCATAAAGACGATTTTTTAAATTGTTATTATAACCTTCAAGAACTTCAGCCATCTATTGGTGTTGCCAAACGAGTATAATCGAATGGCTTCCTCTAAATAGATCTATAGTATACAGCTTCAAGACGAGCCGCATTTTTCTTTTCCTATTCTAACATCTAATTAAACTTATCAAGTAAATTCGCTTGTGAAAAATCTCTTTCTTCATAAAGCGGTTTTACATTTTCCCATGTCAGAATAGTACGATTCAGCCACTCACACTTCATATAAGTGGCTAAAATCTAAATTTCTTCGTTATTTAAATCTTCGACAAACTGATCTCCATCTGTATCAAGAGAAACACGAGGGAACTTAAACCACGGCAGAGCGCCTTTTAAGATAGCTTTCCAATCTTCTTGCATATCTTCTTCTTCCCAAACGCTCCATTCGTCATCTAACATCTTCGCGAGGAAAGCGTCATAAACAGTCTAAAAACTGGTCATTTATTATCCCTCCACGCTTTTTCTTAATTCAATCCCCTTTAAAACATTACGTCCACTAATCTCAGTTAAGAAATTAGCCTTAGGAATACTACCATCATCGCCATGCTTCATAGCATAATCAACTAATGAATCTAATTGCGCTTTCTTTAAATTTTTAACTTCAACTTTAAACTGCGAAAGCGGCATGACCTTCCAGTAACGCTCAAGTTCTTTATCTCCAAGATAAATAATTGTCGGGGTTTTTGCATCTTCTGGCTCAATACCCAATTCCTTCTTTAACTCAAAATCTTCGATATATAAAGTGCCATCTTCAACCATATTTTTAAAAGCATCATCATACATAAGTTCTTCAACCACATTACGATCTAACATGACATAAGAACCACGTGCAGGCCAACGACGTGAAATGTGTAAATCACTATTATCAATACCACAACGGCCATCAAAGGCACTAATAACTTTTACTTTATCTGACATAATCTTTTCTCCTTTTTACTCCTAAATTTAAAAATAAGGGGAAGGGAATTATCCCTTCCCTTTAATAAGGTTTATATATTAATAACCGTAGATGTCCTTAGCCGAAGTGTCGGCAATGCTGGAGTTCCAATAGATGCACCAATTGTTGTGATGCAGAATGGCACAACCCATCTTCTTCCATGCATAGACTTCCATAGAGTTATCCTTGTTCTCATGATCACGGATCTGAGTAGAGCCTTCAAGAACAACCTTGACAACCTTCTCAGCGCCGGCTGGGAACACATAAGCACGGCTGGGATCAACATAAGTCTCGGTGTTAGTCTCATCAACAAAGGACTGAGGAATTTCCACAACAGTGGCGCCACGGAAGACCTTGATGAATCCAGTGTCATGGATAGCTTCAATATCTTTAGGACTGTAAATTCCTTGAGCCACTTTTGTACTATCATTAGCCAGAACTGGAACAATAGCATCAGGACCCATCTTAGCGATGAACTCAGGGCAAGCAAAAATAACTGGCTGGCCATAAGCACGAACGATATTCATAAGCTTAACCATTTCATCAGCGCTCCAAGCACCCTTGTACTTATTAGTAGCAGGCATATTATCATAAGCCGCAACCAGAGCACGCTCGACTTCAACATACACAGCATTGGTAAGACCTTCGGTCACAATACCAACAACTTCTGCAAGAGACTCAGCGCCATCAAGCATACGCTCGAAGTCGATTGTGGCACCGCCACCAACAGCATGAGCACCAAGCTCAAAGGTCTCACTATCAAGACGGAATGTCTCATACACACCACTCAGACCAACCTGAGTAAGAAACTTCTTAGCACGAGCACGGCCAAGCTTTTTCTTAAACATAGCTTTCTGACCTTGAGCAACAGTCTGCACTTCAGCAAACTGACCGATAGCAGACATAACATCACGAGGAAGAATCTCATCAATAGACTCAATGATAATATCATAGAGATCATAACGATTCTTCATAAACTGGTTATAAGAACCAGCAAACTCCTTTAAACCATCAGCAAAAGCTTCGTTGACATTCTCAACAGTGAAGGTATCAGGAGCAGT